CGATCACAATCAATAATTACTTTGAAAGGCGAAAACGAAGGAAGAGGGAGAAATCTAAATGACATGCATTGTTGGGCTTTCAACGGGGGAAGACACGCTTATCGGAGCAGACAGCGCCGGGGCAACAAATTCTTTTGTTGAGATCAGGAAGGATACCAAGGCATTCATTAAGCCGGATGGATGGGTTATCGGGTTCACGGACTCTTTCCGGATGGGGCAACTTTTGCATTATAGTGTAGACTTCCCTGAAATGACAAAAGGAGATAAAAAAGACGTTTATGGTTTTGTTGTCCAGAAGATTATTCCGGCTATTCGGTTATCGTTAATGAAGAATGGATGGTTGCTGAAAGAAAACGGGCGCGAAGAGGGGGGATCGTTCGTTGTCGGTCGCAACGGAGAACTTTTTTCTGTGGAGGCGGACTTCCAGGTTGTGCAATCAAGCTTGCTTTATACAAGCGTCGGCGCTGGAGAAGAATATGCGAGAGGGAGTTTGTTCAGCACAGGTAATACAAAGATGCGGGATGATCCAGTCAGGCGCGTTCTCGAAGCCCTTAAGGCTTCGGCTGCATTTTCTCCGTCAGTAAGAGGTCCATTTTATATTTATTCCAGTCGTGATGGGCTGATTTATCCATTTCGTTCGAGAAGGGGTGAATGATATGGGAGACATAGATGATTTTTTGATTGGGTTTATTACCGGAGATAACGAAATAGACGACCCAGTAAAACGAACGGCGTTCTTGTCGTTTATTTGGGAAAAGATGGACACTCAATTTGCCAATATCTCCGAGGCGGCTAATGCGATTATACAACGAGTTAATGAGGAGGTTGGAAAAGATTCGAGCATCGACGAAAAGATTGTTGTGATGGAGGGGTGTGTGGCGCTGGTTCTTGTTGAGCTTCTGCATCGAAGGATGTTGAAGATGGATGAAAGGAAAGAAGAAGATGAGTGATAGAATTCGTTTCGTTAGAGGCGTTGGCGCTATCATGGTACTATGTTTTATTTTGGGAGGCTGCTCCGGCGTTATTTGCTATTTGACCAAACAAGATATAAGCGAGAACACCGTTGTAGAGATAAAAGCAACGAACTGCCGTGGCGTGGTTCATGGCGAGAAGATGAACGACAACAAGAAATATTACTTGATACAGACAATCGAATGGTATCTTATAGAGGTGGGAGATAGTGACAACCCGAAGATTTTATTCGTTTGCTGGCCAGACAGGGATTATTATGAAGCGGACGAGTTTAGGATAATTAGCGATGGATCAGAAAACGATTAAGTGTATCTACTGTGGGAATCACGCATCGAACATTGGCACGGTGATTGATTCGTTTGACGAGACTGCCCGATTTGACGTTTTTAGGTGTTCTTTGTGCCGCGTTAATTTTCACAAGCCCATCAAGCCAGTATCTTCCGACTTCTACAAAAAACCCAAACACAAATAAAAAAACAAACTTTTAGTGGAATCCCACATTTTTGTGGTTTAATGGTACCTAGTGTCATTAGGATCAGGTGGAGTATGTACAGGCATACTTTGAGGGTAAATTGGCTTCAACAAAAGAAAAAATACCAAGCAAGATAATTTTCAAGTATGAGCCATCAGAAAAACAAGCCATAGCACATATGGCCGAAGAGAAGTTTGTTCTATATGGCGGAGCGATGTCGGGCGGGAAGGGGGCGACGCTTGACACGAAGATAATTACGCCATTCGGACCCAAGAGAATGGGAGACATTAAGGTTGGTGATTTGGTCAGCACACCAGATGGAACATGCTCAGACGTTAAAGCCATTTGGCCGCAAGGAATTAAGAAGATATACAAAGTAACTTTTTCAGACGGGTCTTCTACGAGAGTTGACGGAAGCCATCTTTGGGTTGCTAAGAAAGCAATGGGCAAGTCAAAAATGAATGTCGCGTTATATACACAAGATGGCAAACCAATGATTAAGGGATCAAGGATTTTTTCAACCGAAGAGCTTAAGGAGCACATGGATCGACGTTCTACGCGCAAAAATCCTTATGCCCCGCTTATACCTCTAACGGAGCCCGTTCAATTTACAACGGCGTATCGCAACAAAAAGGCTTCATTGCCGATACATCCATATGTTCTTGGAGTGTTGTTGGGTGATGGTTGTATCACTGGTGGGCATTCGCCGATTTCAATTTCAGTTGGAACCGATAGCGCAGAAATTATTGATAGAATTAAGGAATTAGGATTTGACGATCTGAAGATTCATCGTAATGGAGGAAAGAATCTCTTTACGGTAAGATTCGGGAATCGTGAACAAGAAATAAAGTCCAAACTGGAAAAGCTGGGACTGCTTGGTACCAGGTCTCACACAAAGTTTATTCCAGAAGCGTATAGCATGCCTCCGCTCGAAGATCGATGGGAACTCGTCAGGGGCATGATGGATACGGATGGAAGTGTTTACAAGAATGGACGACGTTGTTCTTGGGCTTCGACATCAAGGCAAATGGCCGACCAGTTTCGTTGGATATTGATGAGTCTGGGATTCAATGTAAGTATCAAAACAAAACAGGGTTGGTATTATAACGATGACCGGGAAAAGGTTTTCTGCAAAGACATTCACGAATTCAACATGATTCAAGGGCGGCATAAAGATAAGTTGTTCTGGCTTCCACGCAAAGCAAATAAGGTTGAGTTGAATTATAACGGACAATCTTTTGACGATAACCCCGCTCTTCGTTCGATGTTGTCTATTGAAGAAGACGGTGAAGAAGAGACGCAATGCATTACGATATCTCACCCATATGGTCTTTACATGCAGGACGACTTCATCGTCACGCACAACAGTTTTTGGGGGTGCGCCGAGGGGATACAGTTAAGTTTTGATTATCCGGGGAACAGGGGGTTTATCTGCCGGTGGGAAAATTCGACACTCAAGCGGACGACGATGATTACGTTCTTCGCCATATTGCCTCCAGAAGCGATTCTATATCACAATAAGAACGAGCAGTATATTATGCTGGTCAATGGGTCTCGTATCGACTATGGGGGTTTGAGGCCCACGCAGATCGAGAAGCGGCGTGAGAAGGTGAAGTCCCTCGAACTGGGATGGTTCTTCATTGATGAGGCGACAGAGGTATCGGAAGAAATGTTTTCGATGCTTATCAGTCGGTTAAGGAAGCCGCCGAGTTGTAAAACACCAAGTTTGAAGTTGCGTGGTCTTCTTGCGTCTAACCCGGAGCCTGGATGGGTGAAAGAGCGGTTCGTTTCTCAGCAGTTGCCCAATCATCGGTTTGTCAGGGCGCTTCCGACGGACAATCCATATACCGGGCAAGAATACGTTGACGGCCTGAAAAACGATCTTCCTGCGGACATGGTAGAACAATATGTTTACGGCAATTGGGATTTCGATATATTTTCTCCTTACCCGCTTCTTTATCCGCAGTCTGTATTGCGGGCGGCTATCGAGATGACGAAGAACGTAGAGAAGGCGGAGCTTATCAAGGAGACGGCGGACGAGCCCGATGATTCCCCTGACGACGAATGGGAAACGTCGCCGAAGGATGAGGGGGATGAGATATTAGACGAACCTTTAGAAGAGGTTATTGAGCTTGGCGTGGACGTTGCTGAGGGTGGTGGCGGCGACGAGTCCGTGATCGCCGTTCGACACAATGGGTTCGTCGAGATTGCATTGGCGAGCCGCGAGATCAATCCGATGGAGCTTGCCATCAAGGTAATGAAGATGGCTTACGACCTCAACGCGAGTTTGATCAAGGTGGATGCGATTGGCGTTGGGGCGGGCGTTTATCATCGATTGATGGAAGACGAGTGGATGGCGACCAGGACGGTCAAGTTCATTGCGGGCGCGAAGGCGATGGACAGCAAGAAGTTTTTGAACGCCAGGGCGGAGGCGTATTGGTATTTCAGGGAGAAGCTGGAAGCGGGCAAGGTCGCGTTGCCTGATGACAAGGCATTCTTTTCGCAAGCGAGTCCTATTCGGTATCGATTGAGGAAAAGCAGGCTGATTCAGATAGAGGCGAAAGACGAGATGAAGAAGCGGGGGCTCAAGTCTCCTGACCGCGTGGAGGCGATTGTGCTTGCGTTTGCTCCGCAAAGCATCCAATCGGCGAACGACATGCACATATTTATTATTTGAGAAGGAGGAGCATATTGATGGCTGATGGTAATGGGTTTTCTCCTTATTGTTCAATGTTCGTCGATAAGGGTGGCGATGTTGTTGTGATGGACACCGCCAAGGTCGAAAAGGCGTCGAGGTCGGCTCCCGTTGTTGTATTGGGGGCGGGCGTGTATAGTGACCAGTTTGTCGTTAACACGAAGGACCGCACGTATCTTGAGTATGCTTCGGTGTACGAGGAGAACGTTTGGGTATTTTCCTGTATCCGTGCGATTGCGACAGCGGGTGCGGCGTTGCCGTTACGCATTTACAAGAAGAGCACCGAGTGGGCGGAGGAGGACCAGGCAACGGCGTCTTCCGTCAAGAGGCTTTTGAAGCGGATAAAGCGGAAGATTACCAAGCAGGTGGACAAGGACCGATGGGTGGAGGTGCCGGACGACTTCCCGGCGATTAAGTTGTTCGAGAACCCCAACCCTTCGATGTCCGGGACGGACTTGATGATTGCCATTCTGACCTATCTTGAATTAGCAGGAGATGAGTTCATTGAGGTGGCCAGGGCGGCGAAAAGCTTGGTTCCCAAGGAACTGTATCCCATGAGACCCGACAGGATAACGATTGTCCCGGACAGCAAGGGGAGGGGTGTCAAGGAGTATACCTTCCAGGTGGACAGCCGATCAGAAAAGATTCCGTTTCCGGCGGACGATGTTATCATGTTCAAATATTTCTCCCCCACAAAGGACTGGCGTGGGCAGGCGACGATCTTGGCGGCGACGACGACGATTTTACTTGAACAATACATCGAGTCGTATGAGAAGGGGTTTTTCAAGAACGGAGCGATTATTTCGGGGATCATAAAGCCATCGAACCCGGACATCCGTATCGATGAGGCGTCTATGCGGAGGTTGAAGCAGGAGTTCATCGATGCGAACACGGGGACAAGCAACTATTTTGCCTTGGCTGCGTTTCCGTCCGAGGTATCTTATGAGCCCATCTCCCCGAACCCAAAAGACATGCAGATGGACCTGCTGAAGCGGATGACGCGAGAGCAGATTCTCAGCGCGTTTGGCGTGCCGCCTGTGATGGTCCAGTTGCTTGAACACGCGAAATACGACAACTACAAACTACAGATGCAGGCGTTCTTCCGTGGCGTGATGCGGCCAAAGATGAGAATTATTTCGTCTGAACTGACGCGGTTCGTGAACAAGGAGTTCGGGGGCGACGGCCAGGAATACTGGGTTGAGTTCGACTTTGAGGAGTTCCTCGGAGAAGATGAGACGCTGAAGGCGGAGCGGTTCTTCAAGTTCTTCCAGATGGGTGCCGTGAGCCCGAACGATGTAGTAGAGACCTTCGGGTTGGGCGAACCCTATGAAGGCGGCGAGACGCATTTCGTGTCTCCTGGGTTTACCCCGATTGAGTTGATGGACAGCGCGTTGGCGGCGAGGGCGAACATGTTGAGCAGTGCAACGCAGGAGGTTGGGAATAACATCAACAGCCTGTTGGGCGAACGCGAGGAAGAACTTACTCCTGACGAGCGCGAGGCGGCGCAAGAGGATGAGGCCGCAGAAGTGGACAACAAGGGATAGGCATGTTGGCAACGTCAATCAACGCCTTACGGAAACTGAAGAGGTACATCGGCGACGTGAATGGGTTTGCCGAGGCGTTGATTACGCGGAAGGAAACGATTGCCGTAACGCACTTCACTAACATGGTTGCCGCCGTTGCTTACCCGTTGCTGCTTCGGTTGAGGCGGCAACTTACGCAGTCATTCGTAGAGAGCCACAGTGTAACCAAGCGGATTTCGTTATCCAGTGAGTTTATGGACTGGGAAGAGTTCGAAGAGGAAGAGGAAGAGGCGGTGGAGGAGGTTTACCGAGAGATTCTGGTGGACTCCGGGAACAGGACGTTAGCTATGTTGGCGTTGCCGTTTCTTCTTGTGGGGAGGCGACGAGACGTAACGGACATCTCTCGACGCTATACGCGCACATTGTTTCGCGGGTTGCGTCGGCAGGCTGTTTCTCAAACGAGAAGCCTCATCGACCAGGCGCGATCACAGAACTGGTCGCAAACGCGACTTGTCAGAGAACTGCGGTTACGGATATCTTTATCCAGCCGCCAACAGGGTGCGATAGCGAAACTTGAGTCTCGGTTGAAGGATGATGGAGTAAAGCAAGCCGAGATTAACCGGCGGCTTGCCTTGGAGTCGGAACGCAAGCTGCAATACAGGGCGAAGATGATCGCCCGTACCGAGGCTTCAAGGGCGAGGTCTCGCGGAACCCTTTTGGCGTTCAACGAGGCGGGGTTGGACTGGGCGGTGTACACAACGCAGCCCGGAGCCTGTGAAATATGTGTTGAAAACGAGATGGCGGGACCAGAATACAAATTAAGCCAGGCGGAAGACATGATCCCGGCTCATCCGAACTGTGTTTGCACGTGGAGGCCGCTATACGTATCCCCTTCTGAGTATCACGAGATTGCGTATCGATAGTTTAAGAGGAGAGAGAGATGAAGAAAACAGATGAAAAACAAGATGGGAAGAAACTTCGCCTGTTGGAGAACATGACTATCGAGGATGTCCGCAAGTCGGTCAGCGAGATGTCCAACGAGGAACTTAAGTTCTTTCGGTGGAGATTCCTACAGATTTGGAGCAAGCACTTCAAGGGGAGCCCGAAGAACACCAGCGGAACTGTGTCGAGAGAGGACATTGTTCAAAAATACATGGTAGTCGATGAGGCGTTCAAGGAAAGAAACCGTGGGTTTATGGCGGAAGACATCGATACGCATTTGTTGACTAAACGATTATATGGCGGGATTGCCCCAACGGAGATCGGGGAGATAGTGGTTTGCCCTGATTATGTTGTCGTAGCCAAGGATTTTGTTGTATCGCCTACGGAAGCGAATGAACTTGTTCTTGCTTTCGACGTGGCAAGCGACGCGGAGGGGACAAAAGAGGCCATTATTGCCGCAATTGGCAAGCAGGTCGGCAAGGAAGGCCATACGATCATTATAGAGAAAGCGGAGATCGGAGAAGGAGAACCGTTTATCCCTTTGTTCGATCTTGTATTAAGGCCGAAGTCTGTTTTGCGGAAAGCGGTCATGGAGAAGAAGGCGGAAGAAAAAGTTGTTGAAGAGAAGGCGGAGGACAAGGCAGAGAACGGAGATAAAGAGTTTGCCGTATCAAAACCATATCCAGGCTATCACGCTTGTCGATTGAGAGAACCTGGGGAGTTCAGGCCCGATACATTTATTACAATGCACCGGGAACACAATGGCAAGCCATATAGCGTCATTATGGGCAAAAAGAAAGATGGCGGGGATGAACTAGAGGAACAGGCGTTGCGATACAAGCGGGAGAAATGGACGGCAGATGAGGCCAGCAAGCACTGTTCCGACCACGATGGGAGTTTTGAGGCGGCAGCCCAAAAGTCGGCGGCTACATCGTTCAATATAGAGAAAATAGACCAAAAAGAGCGTCTTGTGGGTGGCGTTGTTTATGAGCCTGACGTTGTTGACGCGCAGGGGGACTTTACGGACGCGGAAGAGATACGGAACGCCATGATGTTTTTCATGGAGAACGGGCATAGTCTCAGGGTGGATCACGATGGCGAGCCCAGGGACGATATTGTTTTAATAGAAAACTTTCAGGCCGAATCGGACATGATAAAGGGAGATAAACCACTCAGGAATGGTAGTTGGTGGGTCACGGTTAGGGTC